CCCAGCCAACACAGACTATCAAAAGTATTTAGAATGGCTTGCTGAAGGCAACGAACCACTTCAACCAGATAATAACCAATAAGAGTAAATCATGGCTGACATTGATCCAGTAGAATACGGTAAACTCGTACAAGCAGTAGAGAACTTAGAATCTAAAGTAAGTACGATGGAGTACGACATTAAGAAACTCGTAGCAATGGCTGAGAGATCTAAGGGATCTTTGTGGGCTATCATGGGAGCTGCCTCGGTATTTGGTGGTTTTGTAACATGGATTGCTGACTTGGTATTTAAGAAATGAGTAGACCTCACTCCGTAGGTAAGACACTTACACCTAATACAGTAACTACGATGTTTACTGTACCGACTAGGAATATCGCTAGGTGGTCGCTGTTATATGCCTATAATGGCACATCCTCTGCTAAGAACTTCAGAGCATGGTGGTATGACTCCTCCGAGAATGTAGAGATTCCTATTGTCTATGATTATCCTCTAGCTGCTAAATCATTCTTAAAGTTTGATGGATCAGAAGTAATTCTAGACGAAGAAGATGAGATTCGTGTGTTTATCGAATCAGGAGCTACTCAACCTGGTTGCATCATCACAGTAGAACTAGAACAACGCAGTACAGTGCAGCAATATCTATAAGGATTATTATGCCACTCGCTAAAGGTAAATCACAGAAGACAATCAGCAAGAATATATCGAAGCTAGTCAAAGAAGGTCGTCCTCAGAAGCAAGCTATTGCAATTGCTTTACAGACTGCTAAAGTTAAACCCAAAAAGAAAGGAAAGTAATATGCCAATGGTCGGAGAAAAGAAATTCCCATACACTGCTAAAGGTAAGAAGGAAGCTAAGCAGTACGCTAAGAAAGTAGGAACTACTCCTAAGGCTAAATCAATGAAGAAGATGGGTGCTAAGCGTGGCTACTAAGCCAAAGTCTAAAGTCAACCAAGCGGGGGTTTACACCAAACCTACAATGCGTAAGAACTTGTTTAACAAGATTAAAGCAGGTAGTAAAGGTGGAGACCCTGGTGAATGGTCAGCAAGGAAAGCTCAGATGTTAGCTAAGGAATACAAAGCTAAAGGCGGTGGGTACAAGTCATGAAGAATCCTCAACAGTCTCTTAAGGATTGGACAGCACAGAAGTGGAGAACTTCAGACGGTTCGCCTAGTAAAGGTAAGAAGCGTTACCTACCAGATGCTGCTTGGAAAGCACTAAGTCCTGCAGAGAAAGCTGCTACGAATAGGGCTAAGGCTGCAGGTAACCGAGCAGGTAAACAATTCGTTAAGCAACCAAAGAAGATTGCTAAGAAGACAGCGAGTTACAGATGATTAAAAAAGGTAAAGAAACATTCTCTGGCTATAATAAGCCTAAGCGTACTCCTAATCATCCAACTAAGTCCCATGCTGTATTGGCTAAGTCTGGAGATACGGAGAAGCTTATTCGCTTTGGTCAACAAGGTGTAAGCGGAGCAGGTTCAAACCCTAAGACCCCAGCTCAAAAGGCTAGACAGAAGAGCTTCAAAGCTCGTCACGCTGCGAATATCGCTAAAGGTAAGCTTTCTGCTGCGTACTGGTCGGATCGGGTAAAATGGTAGTAAAATCAAAGACTTACAAGAAGAACTGTTCTAGTTGTGGAGGAGAACAATCCTATGGTCGTTTAGATCATTATAAGTCTGCAGTTCGTGGAGACTGGAAATGTAAATCTTGTAGCAGCAGTTCAAACAATTTTAAAGGAAAACACGGACTCATTCCTATTACATGGTTTGAGATGAAGAAACGTGGAGGAATCTCTAGAGGCTATGCTTGGGATTTAGATATTGAATTTGTTTGGGATATGTATCAGAAGCAAGGAGGAGTCTGTGCTTTGTCTGGTTTACCTATTGGATGGGCTGAGAAGGGACTCACAGCTACTGCCTCTATAGACCGTATAGACAGCTCTGAAGGCTACTTAAAGGGTAATGTCCAGCTAGTGCATAAAGACATTAACTTTATGAAGCAGCAGTACGATCAGGATAAATTCATAGCATTGTGTAAATCCGTAGCAGATCACTCAGGGTATTGACTTTTAACCAATTTTATGGTATAATATATTATGGCATCGATGAACTATATCCAACTTGTAAATGACGTACTTGTCAGGCTGCGTGAGCCAGAAGCTTCCTCAGTTTCTGACACTGCCTATGTCAAGCTTATCGCTAAGTTTGTCAATGATTCAAAGCGTGTCGTAGAAGACTCCTACAACTGGAATAGCCTGTCTGAGACGCTATCTGCTACGACTACTGCTCAGGTATTCAACTATGTTTTAGTAGGCTCAGGACAGCGTTTCAGGGTTATAGACGTCATAAACGATACTCAGAATACTTTTGTAAATTTAGCTGCTACGAAATGGATGGATCAGCAATTCCTAATGACCACTCCTCAAACTGGTTCTCCTGCGTACTATAACTTTAACGGTACAGATTCTAACGGAGATACCCAAGTAGATCTCTATCCGATTCCTAACGGTGCTTATAACATTCGTTTTAACATTATCAAACCACAAGAACCCTTAGTAGCTAACGCTGATATTCTTTTAGTTCCTCCTGAGCCAGTGATCTTAGGAGCATTAGCAAGAGCTCAGGCAGAGCGTGGTGAAGATGGTGGAGTACAAGCTGGAGAGACCTATCAACTGATGCGTCAAAGCTTAGCAGATGCTATTGCATTGGAGTCTGGTCGTTACTTAGAAGAACAGCAATGGGACTGGGTCTAAATGGCAAGTCAACTACAGACAGCTTCAATAGCTGCTCCTGGGTTTTACGGATTAAACACCCAAGAGTCTAGCATTACATTGTCTTCAGGGTTTGCTCTGAAGGCACAGAACTGTGTCATTGATAAGTATGGTCGTATCGGTGCTCGTCGTGGATGGACACCAGTAAACACCGCTGTCAATACTGATTTAGGTTCTGCTAATCCAGTAGAGTTTTTATTTGAAGTAGTGACTGGTGGAGGAACTGATCTCCTCAGTGCTGGTAATAATAAGTTATTCGTAGGAACAACTACGATGACTACTAAGACAGTACGCAATGCAGATAACAGTGGTAATGCGACCTATACCATCACTGCTAATAATTGGCAAGGTGCTGCTCTGTCGTATGGCGATGTGAGCGATTTCCAGCCACATGTTTACTTAGCACAAGCAGGTCATCCTATGCTAGTGTACCATGAACTACCAGTCTCTGGTGGTGCTTTTGATGCACACGATAGCGGTACATTTGGATATCAGCGTGTAGGAGACGATGCAAAGTTACCTCCTAATCACACAACTTCTACCTTTATGCCTAGCTGGGTGTTGTCCGCTTATGGTAGAATCTGGTGTGGCGGTATCTCAGGAGATACGCAAACAGTTTATTTTAGCGATCTCTTAGCAGGTACAGACTTCTTAAACGGTTCTGCTGGATATTTAAACCTACAAGAAGTGTTACCGAATGGTGATCCAGTAGTTGCTGCTGCAGCACATAATGGTTATATTATATTCTTTGGTCGTAGAAACACAGCTATCTACGCTAATCCTTTAGACACTGCTGCGTTAACATTAGTAGAAGTATTAAACAATGTAGGTTGTATTGCTCGTGATTCTGTACAAAGCATTGGAACAGATGTTTTATTTTTATCCGACGCAGGAGTTCGTAGTCTACAGCGAGTCATTCAAGAGAAGTCTCTACCAATGCGGGATATCTCTAAGAATGTTCGTGATGATTTGATGTCTGCAGTGTCTTCTGAGACAGACTTAACTAAAGTTAAAAGTATTTATTTTGAGCGTGATGCTATTTATTTATTAACTTTACCTACATCTAAGTTTGTATATTGTTTTGATACAAGAGCTGCACTACAAGACGGAGCAATGCGGGTTACTATCTGGGATAGCCTAGAACCAAAAGCATTGTTTGTTACACAGAATAAAGAACTATTCGTAGGAAAGCCAGGTTATATTGGAAAGTATTACGGACATAGCGATAATAGTTCTTCGTATCGTATACAATACTATACTAACTATTTTGACTTTGATGCTGCTACTGCAATTAAGATTCTTAAAAAGATTGGCTGGGTGTTGATTGGCGGTACAAATCAATCAGTCGCTGTTAAGTGGGGGTTTGATTATAGCGAAGGCTATCAAGCTACTACCTATAACTTAGAGACTGCTGTTGTTTATGAGTATAATATTGGTGAATATAATATCGCTGAATATACTTCTGGTATTGTTTTAGATAGATTTAGTATTAATGCAGGTGGAGCAGGTGCTGTAATTCAATTAGGATTAGAAGCTGACATCAATGGTAATCCATTATCAATACAAAAGATTGACGTAGGAATTAAAAAAGGGAAGACGATAGTATGAGTAACTATGTAAAAGCAACTAACTTCACAGCTAAAGATAGCTTACCTTCTGGTAACTCAGGCAAGATTATTAAAGGGACTGAGCTCGATACTGAGTTTACAGCTATCGCTTCAGCTATTTCTTCTAAGGCAGACTTAAATAGTCCTGCTCTTACAGGAACTCCTACTGCTCCTACGGCTGCTGCTAATACAAATACAACTCAAGTAGCTACTACTGCTTTTGTACAGACAGCATTATCAGGGGCTTTTAGTACTGGTATGATTATGATGTGGTCTGGTACAATCGCCACGATTCCTACAGGCTGGGTATTGTGTAATGGTTCTAACGGAACTCCTGATCTTCGTAATCGGTTTGTAATTGGAGCTCATAGCGATTCTGCTGGTGTTGCTTACTCTACTGTAACTGGTTCAAATACAACTTCTGGCGGTACTAAAGATGCAATTAATGTAAGCCATACGCATACTGCTACTTCGACTGTGACTGATCCAGGACATTATCATATTTCTGGTATGCCATCAGATTATAATGCTTTTGGTACAGAAGGAATTTCGAGTACTTTTCAAAAAACAGGAAGTAGTACTGTATCAACTTCTCCAATTACAAACACTAAAACTACAGGTATTACTGTTGCTACAACAAACAGCACTGAAGGCTCTAGCGGTACAAATGCTAACTTGCCTCCGTACTATGCATTAGCGTATATCATGAAGACCTAAGATGAAGACTCCAGTAGTCTTGCGTGACGACTACACGATGTACTTAGAGCTTCACGATGGAGCATTATGGTTTCATACAGATGTACATAGGTGGTCGCAGGAAGTAAAGAAGAAGTACTTAGAAGATTTAGATTTATTGCAGTATTTAACTAATGTTCCTTTATTAGCATTAGTCGAAGAAGAAAATACTAAGCTTGCTAAGTTTGGATTAATAACAGGATGGGATGTACTAAAACCAATAGAAGTTAACGATAAGAAATACACTATATTTATTAGGAGCAAAACATGGGTGGTGTAGTCAAAGCAGTAGGAAGTATATTTGGTGGAGGTGGCGACGGAGGAGCAGGTGCTGCTGCTGCTCAGCAACGTCAAGCTGCTAGAGAATCTGCTGCTGCTGCAGCGTTCCGTCCAGTTGGGATGACTACCAGATTTGGTACGTCTCAATTCACTCGTGCAATAGATCCTGCTACAGGTATACCTTATATCTCAGAAGCTGGATACACAGCAGCTCCTGAACTCGCAGGACTACAGGAAAGATTATTTGGTAGATTCGCTCCTACGCTAACACAGGCTGAACAAATGGCTGGTCAGTATGCTCCACTGACTCCTGCTGCTCAACGCTTGTTTGGTTTAGGTGAACAATATCTAGCAACATCACCAGAGCAAGCTGCTCAGGATTACATTACAAGTCAACAAGCTCTGTTAGCACCCAGCAGAACTGCTCAGTTATCTGGTCTTCGCAGCAATCTGTTTGCTCGTGGTCGTGGTGGCTTAGGAGTTCAAACTGGTACTGGTGGTGCTCCTGCGTCTCCTGAGTTACAAGCATACTACAATGCTTTGGCTCAGCAAGACTTACAGTTAGCTGCTCAAGCACAACAAGCAGGACAACAACGTCTGCAGTTTGGGGCTGGTTTATTTGGTACTGGTGCTGGGTTACTCGGTGCTCAGACGAGTGGAGAAGCTGGTGCATACGCTCCGTTGACTTCTACCTTAGGAGTCTCAGGACAGGTAGAGCAAATGGCTCAGATGCCTTACCAGTTAGGCTTACAATTAGGAGCTGCTCAACAGCCTGGTCAAACTGCTGGTGCTCAGCTGTATGGTCAGGGCATGTCTCAAGCAGCAGCTACAGAGTTTGCTGGTAAGCAAGCTGAACTCAACCGTCAATCACAGTTCCTTAGCAGCTTAATCGGTGCAGGTGCTATGGCTGCCTCTGGTGGTTTATTCAGTGGAGCTGGGGCATTACCAGTAAGTTCAACTACTGGATATAGTACTGGTATGGGTGGCTTTGGTGGTAATCCTTTATTTAGACTGTAAGGAAGAGTCATGGGACAGAATGTAAATTATCTCTTAGGAAATCAACAGACAATGCTCGGAGCAGATCCTGAGTTATATCGTCAACAATTAGTACAGGCTGAACAACAGCGTATCCAAGCTCTTCCTCCGCAGCAAGCCTTAGCAGCACAGCTAGGTACTCTCTTTGGTCGTGGCTTAGGTAACGTAGCAACTGGTCAAAACTTCTTTGAAGTTACTAATCCAGTACTGCAGAAGCTTACTACGATTCAGAATGTGTACAACACTGCTATGCAAAACGCTGATCCTAATGACCCATTGTCTTTCTATAAAGAACTGCAAACACGCTTCGCTGAAGCTGGTCTCGGTCAACAAGCTATGATGGCTACTCAAGAACTACGCAGAGCAGAGACTGAAGCAGAGAAGTTTAAAGGCGAGAAGCTTAGAACACAAGCTCTTGAGACTGAAGTATACACCAAGAATCCTACGCTGTTGGATGAGCAGATTGCTAAGGCTCGTTCCGCAGGTAATGATCAATTGGCTAATCGTCTTGCTGAACAGCGTGGTCAGATTCAACTTAACATTGACCGTACTCGTCAGAAAGAAGACTTGGATATGGCTGTTAAATCTTCCAATATCAAAGTCAATGAAGCTCAAATTGAAAAGCTTAAAGCAGATATTGACGCTGGAAAAGTACAGATTGTATCTACTCCTGCAGATTTAACTACCAACACACCTGCTCAAATTAGTGTATTCAGAAACGGTAAATTAGAACAGACTGTACAAGTAAGCACTCCTCTGCCTACTGGAGGAGCAGTACCTAAAGCTGGAGCACCCGCTGCTTCGTATACTTGGAAACCTGGTCAAGGTCTAGTACCTAACAAATAATATGCCAATCGTAAATGTACCTGCACTGGGAAATGTACAGTTTCCCGATGATATGCCTTTGGAAGAAATTGATCGAGTCATTCGTCAAGAACTTAAACTAAAGGAACAATACGGAGTAGGAGAAACTATTGCTCGTGGTTTAGAGCGTGGTGTTACTTCATCTATTCGTGGAGCAGCTCAACTCTTAGGAGGAACTCCTTCTACAATTCCTACTGAACAACAAGACTTAATTACTCAGATGCAGGGTACTCCTCTAGGAGATCAAGTATCTAGCTTAGCAGCTCCTGGAGAAATACAGAAGACTGATCTACAGCGTGAGGCTGAATTCAGAGCAATGGCTCAGCAACGTCCTGTAGCAGCATATGGCTCACAGATTGCTGGATGTCTTTTAGATCCTATTAACTTAGTTCCTCTTGGAGGAGTTCGTACTCTAGCACAAGGTGCTCGTAACGTCGCTGCTGCTGGTGGTGTAATGGGAGCATTAGAGCCAGTATACGGAGAAGACAGTCGTCTATTAAATATTGCTGGTGGAACTATTTTAGGAGGTGCTCTTGGCGGTACAGTAGGAGCATTGATTCAGAAGTACGGAAAAGGAGCAGTAGAAGCTGCTGGTAAAGAACTAAAAGATAATCGTGCTGTCCTCTTAGGAGGCACTGGTCGTATTACTCAGGACACTGTACCACTTAGTCCATTAGCTCAAGAGATTGCTGATGTAACTGCTGCTAAGAACATGGAACTACAGGACAGTATTGTTCCTCTTCTCCAACAATTAGAAGACAGTGAACTAGCACAGAAACTAACTACTGAGATTGCTCAAGGTGATTATCGTGCATTCTTTACAGATGCTCCGTTCAGACTCACTGATGTTCCTCTGTCTCGATTCACTGCTGCATTCAGTGCAGATAATCCATTACGTCAACAGAACTTAGATGCATATCTCAAGGCTGGCTACAAAGCAGAAGACCCAGAGAAGTTATTAACTCGTCTCGTAGCAGCTAACAAAGGAGCTATTGCTACTGAGTTAGACACAACACCTATCAATATTCCTGCTGATTCCGCAGTGAACTTCTTACTAAACCGTAAGGTACAAGAACTAGGTGGTCGTGATCTAATCAATGCTTACATCCCTGCTCTCCAGCGTGGTGTAGATCTTATCAACTCCATCGATGAGCTATTTTTAAATGGTCGTGCTGCTGGTATGACTGATGCAGAGATCGCTGCAGTATTTAAGAAAGACTTCGATGAAGTCAAGCCTATCCTCTTCTCAGCTATCGGTAACGTATCGAACATTGGTCGTGCCTTAGCAGCAGCTAAAGCTCAAAAGAAAGTCTTAGGTTCTACTGAGGAGATTCTCAAAGGCTTAACTCAGAATGGTGGCAAAGAATTAACTGACATCTTTGCACTGCGTGACGCTGTGTCTCAGATCAAAGCAGCTCCTGGCACAAGCTTCAATAAGAATGAAGCACTTGCTAACCTAACTAAAGAAGCAGTCAAGCAGCCAGGCTGGGCAGATAAGTTCGGTGAATTCGTAGTTAACTCCTACATCTCTGGTCTTGCTACTACTGCAGTTAACGCTGCATCTGGCATTGCTAAGGTTGGTCTCCTAGGAACTGAGCGTATCCTGCAAGCAGTTAATCCTGCGTCTAAGGTTAAAATTGGAGAAGTACTCCCAGCATTCAGAGGTTTAATGGATGGTGTGTTGGAGTCTGCTTACTTTGCTAAAGAAGGATTCCTTCGTGGTACTCCACTGGATGCAGCCATGCCTGAATTCCGTGGTGCTATTGGTACGCAGGAAGGTGCTACTAAATTAGAGAAGTATGCTGGAGAAGTTATCCGTATTCCTAGCCGTCTTAGCGTAGGTGTTGACGAGTTCTTCAAGGCTATATTCCGTAAGATGGAGTTTAATGCTCAGGCATATCGCATCGCTTCGTCTGGTAAGTTCGGTGATTCTGAAGCAGTCTACAATGCTCTGCGTAAGATCGACACCAAGACCACAGACTGGAAAGACAACATCCTCAAAGCTCCTGAGTTAGCTAGTCTACCTGATAGTGCTCGTGCTAAGTTAGTCGAAGATGTTAGAAGTTTTGCTAAGCAGGCTACATTCCAGGCAGATCTTGGTAGCTTTGGTAATAAACTTTTAGCACTCCGAGCAGCTCATCCTTGGGTAGCTCCAGTCGTTCCATTCGTTAAGACTCCTATCAACATTATGAAGGATGCTCTGTCGTACACTCCTTTAGGTGTCTTCGCTAAGAACACTCCTACGGATGTGAAGATAGCTCGTGTTGCTATTGGTATGGGTATTACTGCTGCACTTGCTAATCAAGTGGCTGAAGAGAATGTAACTGGTTCGTATCCTAAGGATGCTGCTAAGCGTAACGCTATGA